CCTTTAAGATTGATTTTCGCACCTGAAAAAACGTAATTAAGAGCTGTGTTCATATCAGTTCCAAACGCAAGTGTTAGCTTTACAAGTGTTGTGCTCATGTTCTGAAACACTTTATCAAGCAAACGTGAAACATTTGAGTTAAGGGCCTGATAGGTTGTATAGTATTCGTCTGAATCTGAGCTAAACCAACCGCCTTCTGTATGCTTATGAACATCTGCATATTGCCGACTGCCTATGCCACCACCGCCTACCAATGAACCCACTGAAGCCGAGCCTGTGGCAATACCCGACCCGGTTACTGAAGTTGAAGTGCCACCGCCAAATATTGAACCGATAGCTCCTCCTATTGTATCTGCCAACCATCCGCCAGTAAAGAAATCAACTATGCTAATTCCAACAGCGGCCCATCCTAGGGGAGATAATTTAAGACCACCAATCAAAACTCCGTAAGCCGCAGCCGCCAAAACCCCTGCTTCTGCAATTTGTATAGTTGTGGCTGCCAATGCCCCAACAACATCGCCAAGACCTTTTTCATATCCAGTCAAAATCCCCATATCGCCCACACCGCCTGTTCTGACAATGCTTGACACAAGTCCCGAAATATTATCATTAAGATTTTTCATTTCCTTGTGAATACCTGACAATTCCCGATATTCCATGTCGTATGTGTCTTCAAGAAGTTCCCAGGCATTAGCAATTGATTGACTTCCGGTTCCGGCTTCCGCACCTAATACTGTACTTGCTGGAAGGGTAGAAGCAAACATACCGCCGCCCCCACCGCTACCGATTGACTCTCCGATTGAAGCAAGTAATGCTCCCATAGTGGCTGCCATTGCAGCAATCCTGGCAAAGGCCGTATAAGGATCACCAAGCCCTTGATTTGCAATCGCTGCAACGGCATTAACAACAGCAACGGCCCTTTGTGCAATTTCCATTGCTTTTGATGCTTCTTCCCATTTTTTAGCAGCATCAGAGCCTTTATCATACAGACTGGCAATGTCGGAAAATGAAGACGCAAGAGCTGAAAAACCCTCATCAATATATTTCGTTTTGTTCTCAAAAAGTTCCTGTTCAAGACGTCCTTTTTCTTTTGCAACCCATTTTGCAATTGCAACCTCTTCAATTCCAGCATTTTTACGAACTTTTGCCTCTGCATCTATCAACTCAATCATCTTGTCATGGTAAGTTTGCTCAAAGCCTTTAAGGTCTTTATAATAACTGGCTATTCTGGCAAGTTCGTTCGTATCTACAACCACAATGCTTATTGCATCCAACATAAGCTTTTTACGTTTTTTTATTTCTTCATCAGTTGCACCGGTTTTTTTCTGTTCTAATGCCAGATAAACATCAAGGTCTTTTGCATATTCATTAATCTTGAACTGTGTTTCACCGAGCAAAAGAATTTGATAATCCTCGTTGTATTTTTTCCAAATATCCTGCTTAGCTTCCTCTGCTTCCAATGTGGCTGCGATACCCTCCTTATAAGTATTAACAACACTATCAACATAAGTGTCTGCAATCTCTTTACCATAAACCTTCTCAATTTTTAAAGCAGTTTCAGAAGCAGTCTTTTTTATTGCTTCTATTTCATTGTAAGCTTTTATAAAATCAGTAGTATCAATTTCGATTTTAAGCTTGGCTTTATTTGCGGCCTCAATCGCCTTCTGGAGTTTTTCAGCTTCTTTGGCTTCTTTTTGTAATAAAAGAATTTTCTTTTCCGCTGCATCCTGCACGGCTTTAGCTGCCGCTTTACCTTCAGGAGTCATGGCAAATTTTAAATCTTTATATTTTTGCTCAAGGTCTGTTATTGTTTTGAAATGCTTTTCAACTGCATCTGTTGCTTTTATCATTATATCAGCAAAATATTCAAAATGACTTGCAGCACCCTCAAGCCCTGGTATCATCCCAATCAAAGCGCCTGGCCCGCCATAAAGCATTCCTAATGCTGAATATGCTATGCTTATCCGATTGAAACCCATCAATAATTTTTCTATTTCTATTTCAATTTTAATTATAACGAGCCTGAATGTATTGCCCCACTTTTCAATAGCTTCTTTGCCTTCTCCAGTCAATTCACCCCTAAGATCAACCAATGCACCTGTAAGGGCTTCAACTATTTCTGCCAAAGCAGGTGTAAATATTGCCCCCAAAGCAATCTTGAGACTATCAGAATGTCGCTTCATTGATAGCATTTGTTTCATAGCCGTTGTCATAGCTGCTTCATAGAGTCCTTCAATAAGTATCCCTGATTTTTTTACAGCATTAACACGGGCCTGCATTTTTTCTGCTTCAGTAAGGGAATCAACACTTCTGTTAAGAGAATCCGCTAATTCTTTAGTTGCTTTTTGAAAATCTACTTGCAAACCAATAGTTCGGAGTATCCGAGGGTGACCGGTCTGGAGCCCGTAAACCATTTGTTCAAAGGCTTCTGATGAATTTGTAAAACCAATAATGGCTGCATTTTGTGCAATTCTGCCAAGTTCTTGAGAATTGGTAAGAGCAATTTGTGCCTGAGTCATCCTGACAAGGGCGCTCCGACTTTCCACCAAACCTATGCCTGCTTTTTGTAGACCGTAAGTAAATTTATCCATCTGCACACCGGTATACCCGGCATTATTTCCCACTCTGCGTACAACCACAGCAAGCGTTTCATATTTAGCAGCGAGTAAAGTAGCATCTTTGATATACTGTACCATTTTTAAAACTGCATACGAAGCAGCCAACGCCACTACAACAGCCTTGAGTTTGGAAAAACCCTTTGTGACTGAATCAGTGGCCTTTTCTGTTTTTTGACTTTCATCTGTTAGTTTATCAAGCTCACTGGAAGCCGTGACAACACCTGAACTATCCACTTTAATATAAAGACTGGCTAAATCCTGACTCATTTTTTCAATGCCTCTTGAATGAATATTCGGTCAATTTGTTTAAGCGCCTGAACTTCCCATATCATTAACTCCATCTTTGTAAAAGTTGACCATGCCTGAATCTCTGAATAAGATAATTGCATTGGTCCGTGTTCTGAATAACCCCGTCCGCCTGAAAGTTCACAAAACCAGCCCCATAAATAAGTCATACAATACGAAAGTTCTACTGGTTTCAACTCAGGAGGCGTCTTGCCGGTCTGTCGTTGAACACTTTCAAGGTGATCTTTTAAAGAACTTCCGTCTTTTTGTCGTTTGTTAAGAGTAAACTCATGCTCTGCAAAACCAATCAGCCCATAACCCGGAAGGATATTGTCATCAGCATCCTTCCGGGACTGTTCGCCGATTAGCTCTTGATAAAATTTGCACGGTCACCAACCGCAGTATCAATCTGTTCCTTTATCCAGGGGAAACGCTCGTAAACTATCAAAACGTTTTCATAATTGTACTCAATCTCTTTGCCTTGTATGATGACACCCGACCATGACTTTGTGCATCTTGCAAGTAGTTCAATTCCGTCCTGTTCAACTTCTTCAGGCGCCGGAGTCAAATTTTGCGGCCTGAACCCGCCTTTTGTCATCTTTGCCATACGCCTTTTTGATTGTGCCCGGCTGATTTTTTGAAATTCGTCAGAGTCTTTGCCAAGCACATTGATAACAATACCGAGATCAACAAGTGTGCCTGGATGATATATCTTAACATCAAAGCCCTCATTTGACCCCTTCACGGTATCTATACTTGCCAAATCCATTACTTTTGCCTTTGTCATTATAATAGCCTCCTTTGTTAAACCTTCATTGATGTTATGTTAATGAACTATCCTGAATACTGATTGTTGTTTCTTCCGAATTTACTGCCGCTCCGCCTGCTGTATTGAGAAGCGCAGTAAACGGCATGGTCTGAATAAGCCCTTTTTCGCCGTCATCTTTTGAGGCACCGCCTACTTTTACGCGTGGCATACAGAAGGCCAGAAAGTTAGCATCAGCGTCATTGGATGTCGTAAAGGCCCCATGAATGGAAACCTCTGTTTCATCATCAAAGTAATCACGAAAAGTAGCATTAGAAAAATACACGGTCATATTCCCGCTAACAGCCACTCGTCCATCAAATACGTCAGTTTTAACGTTTGAACCAACAACCGCATCCGCAGGTGTCAACCCTGCATCTACGGTAAAATCGAGTCCAGTAAGTAGAGCAACGGCATTGCCCTCGACATAAAGCGCACCATTGACGGCAGCTACAACACCTTCTTCACCCAAAGCTGTCGGACTAGTAAAATAAGGTGCAGCAGCGGAATCCTTGGAAGTCATGTCAAGACCTGTAACCGCAAAATCAATTGTCCCCATCCCGGAAGGCGGAAGTTTAATTGCCATACTTCCGAATTTGCAATCTGTAAAAACCTCGGAAAGATCAAGGTCTGAATAATTGTGTTCAATGGTAAAGTAGGTATTTGTGTGAGCGGTCAAAGGTACATAAGATTTTTTTCCAACCACTGTGGCAGTAACAGCATCACCGCCTGCCTTGGCAACTACTGGTTCACCGTCAAGCATAATTCCTGTCATTAGGAGCTCTGTTAATGCTGTGATGAGAAAATTGTGATCGTTATTTGCCGTGGCTGGTGCTGCCCATCCCGTCCATCTAATTACATCGCCGACCTTTAACCCATCGGTAAGGAATGTTGCTGTGGCCGCCGAAGTAAATGTCCCAGCAGCACCAGCAGTTACCGCTGCTGTAACATCAGACTCCGCTCCCGCAACTTCACCAGCAACCCATGCCTTTCGCAAAACCGATTCCATAAGCATTTCATACGAACCCGGCGAAAGTTCACCTGAAATAGTACCATCAACCGACCGGACACCATGCCTCATATCAGCTTTTTGCTGATCAGTCCTTATTTCGGTTGACTCATAAGTTTCTTTCTTAAGATCAAGATCACTGGTCACCCGCCTAATATATGCCGCAGTTGCAGCATCCACCGCCGCGATTGTACCAAGTGCTGTTTGTTCGGCAATCACTAACTTTTTTGATATTCCTTTTGCAATAGCCATAATAATTCTCCTTTATGTTTAATAAATTTCTGCAAAAAATCTCATCTTACATGGAACGTGCCAGCGATCCCCATCAACTCGCCCCTGCCCTATTTCCGGTGTTTTTTCTATCCTGACTATCACACCACCAGATGTCATTGAAGTCCCACGTTTGAAAGCCGTTCTGATTAATTCTGCCCTTGCCTCTGCCGCTCCCGGCCCCGCAAGAAGAGGATAGAAAAGAGAGATTTGGAATATTCCTTGCTCTCTATAATGATCACATCCCATTGTTGGATTGTCTGGAGTTGCAGGCATAACATAAGCAGCTTGATATGGCGTTCCGGTCACAGGTGTATATTTAATATTCTGCCAGGCTGTGGCTAAAGCAGGCGTTATACTATTCAATTTTATTTCAAGTGCGTCACGCACATTTGTTATACTCATTTTAACCTACTTTAACCTACTTAATGCCTGTTGAATAGTTCCCTGAAATTCAATCTTTGTAAGGCCAACCATACCATTCGGAGCTTGCCGCTTGCTATGTCCATCTTCAAGAGCTTCGATATATGGAACTGAATTTTGTATGTAATGAACCTTGCCCGCTGCTTTTATCGGAACGCTTGCTGATATTCGAGCATTTGAACCGGCCCCGGAAGGGTCAACTCCACTAATCTCTTGTACCACTCTTACGCCCACTGAATGAGCCCAGTTCCCACGTGCATGACCGCCCACGTATCCAGGAGGCGGCTTTGATTTCCAATATTTAGCATCCCCAACAGGTGTCCGTTCTACAAGGGAAGTACCAATATCCAAAACGACAATCCGTGTTACTTTATCAGCGTTTGAAACGGCCTTTTGTGCAAATTTTGCTATATCGTCAGAAAAACTCATCAAACCCTCGAACTTTTTTAATGCCCTCTGAGGTTAAATTCTGCAATAACTGTCCAGGTCTTTCCATTTATTTCCGACAAAGCCTTTATTTCAACATATCGAGCAGAAGTAAGAGGAAAGTCCACGAACTGCTCCTCTCTAGTTTTGCTCAGTTCTCCAGAAACAACCTCGGTGAAAGTTTGTCCATCTGCACTTACGCTAAAGACATAGCCTTTAATCGTCCCATTCCAGTATACACCTTGTCTAGTCTGATAATAAAATCCATTAAGCTCATAACTTTTCCCTAAATCAATCTGAATTTTATGAGGATGACGAGTACTAGGGTCAGACGATAACCAGCACGAGTGCCATTGACTCTCTAGATCTCCGTCAAAAGCTTTATCTGCTGTCAATCCCGGATGGAGTAGCTCTTCACTGCTTACATAATGAACCTTCCACCCTTCTTGAGAAAGTCGATACACTACACTTAATCCTGTAGGATCTTTCAAGGGAATTGGGATAGAAGTATCAACAAGCAATGTAACTTCATTGCTTGGTCCACTCTCTTCCTTTGTATTATAAGCAGTTAAAACCCACCAATACTCTCCATCCACAACATCGAGTAGAGTTACTGTTTCCGTTCCAACAGGAATTACTGTAACTGCATTAGATTCTCCATAAATGTATTGATTAGAAACATTTGATTGGTATAGCCTATAACCAAGTAAATCTGTTTCTGAATTAGCGTCCCAAAGAAAAGTCACTGATACCCCTGCAAAGCAAGGTATCGCTAAACCTATTGTCAAACCTATTGTCAAAATTATTGTTAACATTAATTTTTTCATCGTTTCCCCCCTTAACCTCTACTTCTACCTTTTTAACGTCAGGACGTACTTTTTCATTTTTAGTCTTCTTATTTTGCAAACTTAATTTATACACGTATGTTTACTTCAAATAATACAACAGTGCCCGCCGGACTGACTGTTTTCAGCGGAGCCACAAGCGTATAAACGACCCCTGCTGTGTCTGTAACCGTATCACCTAACACCGGAGCTGTTAAATTTGTTCCCGCTGTGTTTAAAGGTGAAAGCAATAACTTCTTGTCTCCTACTTGTATCAGCGTTCCGTCTATTTGTTTTGCGTCCCAGTCAACTATCACACCTGTTCCAGTCTGTGTCGATTTTGAACTTAAAATATCTTTTCCCGGAACATATTCACTAATAGTAATATGCGTGAGAGTAACAATCTGCCCGAACTCCTCAAGCATTTCATCTGCGGTATCAGCAATTTCAGAATAAATATTTTCAGTCATAAATCAATCTCAAACTATCGTTACAGTTAGGTTCACATAAAACTCTTTTGGTGTAGTTCCATCGGGAAGCATCTCATTACAAGTAACTATAAATTGTAATGTATAAATGCCTGCCGCATAAGCAATTATACCAAAGGTTATTATTCCGTCAGAGATACTACTATCCCCGCTAAAATTTGTTGTAACATCACTTTTTGAACTATCATAAATCTTGTATGTATGAGAATCTACAGTATCGCTACCCAGTTCATTTGTGACATCAACCGTAAAAGAAACTTCCTCACCTTTGACCATATTATCTAAACTTGCTTGTGGGCTTATTTTTAATGCCATATCGACCTCTTATGAACTTTCAAATGCAAGCTTAAAATTGTTTGCCGTATATCCTGCTCCTGCGGCTGATACAATTCGTTTAATCCAAACTGATTGATAGGCATTTTGAGCAAGATTCCCAACCGTGAGGACATCTGCATGAACTTTTGAATCAGGACTTACATATCCAGCCGCCACACCTTCGCTCGACTGGACACCGGCGTTAGTTCCCAATTTGATCGTGACTTCATCATTGGTCGCTGGGGTAAATGTATCAATCCAAAGTTTGACAGCATTCCATGTGTCGGCATTGGTATTTTTGATATAGATTTTCCGGTATTCGGTATCACCTGCTACACGTTCGGCGTTTGAGACGTCGTCAAACACATTTTGATCAGCCCCGGAAGTGATCTCATTTCCAACGTCAATATCGCCTCCATGCGCGTCGCCTTCCGTCCAGGTCGCACACTGATAAAACTTAATTAATGAGGTTTCTACTGCCATGATTTTTCTCCTTTTATTATTGTTTTATGACTTTATATTCTTTAGTCCGGCCTATGACTTTATATTCTTTAGTCCGGCCTATGACTTTATATGCCTTGCGAATACTCGCCATCATTAATATATCATAAAGAGCTTCAATATCTTTTTGTAGGTGAATGTCATACCCTGCCTCTAAGAGTTTTTGGACTGCGCCTTCATCAGTAAGAATATCATAGAGAGCATGAATTAGCTTTTGTACTAAAATATCATATTTCGATTCAACCGTTTTTTGTGCAAAGATATCATATAAAGATTCAATTATTTTTTGAGCTATAATATCATAATCAGCCTGAACAGTTTTTTGTACCCAGATATCATATTTCGCTTCCGTGATTTTCTGTAACAAAATATCGGAAGTGGCTTCAATCACTTTTTGCAGATAGATATCATATTTTGATTCAATAGTTTTCTGTAACAAAATATCGTTTTCAGCTTCTATAATTTTTTGCAATAACAGATCATATTTTACTTCCAGAATAGCTTGAAGCTGGATATCATATTTGCCTTCAATTAATTTTTGGACAAAGACTAAGATATCATATTTTGCTTCAACCAGCTTTTGAGCCAGGATATCGTAATTCACTGCAACATCTTTTTGTAATAGAATGTCATTTTTTGCCTCAATAATTTGTTGCAATAAAACATCATATTTTCCTTCAACAAATTGTTGCAATAGTATATCATTCTTAGCTTCTATAATCTTCTGTATCAGGATGTCATATTTTGCTTCCACAGGTTTTTGAAGATAAATGTCATACTTGCCCTCAATGAGTTTTTGCAAGATGATGTCATAGAGAGAGTCGATAATTTTCTGTGCATGTATATCATATTTTGCTTCAACGGCTTTCTGAAGAAAAATGTCATATTTAGCCTCAATAGGCTTTAATACAAAACCGCCTGCTGCTTCATAAACTGCAAACATACTATAATCATGCGTCTGGCTAGCGTGTGAATGCCATTCTGAATCAGTCGGCCATGTAGGATAGGTTTGACCACCTTTATATAAGGACGTTCCTTCTGCGTTCTGAAATCGGGAAGGATCTATATTCATACTCGTTCCGCTAAAAAAGACTATCCAGTACCAAGACCCGCCTGTGACTTGTGGCTGTGTACCATAAACATGTTCAATTAGTTCTATCGTGTTGGGAGGATTGAAATCTCCAGTATCACTATTGCTTATTAACGTACTCGGACAGACATTAACAACATCATCTCCAAATATCCCAAGACGAAAATTAGACCCATTATTTCCAAAGCTATCACGCCCCCAAAGACCCACGGAGGATATATTCATAACCCCCGAACCGGGTACTTGAAACCGTGCAGCACCAATATACCCATTTGGAAAATCACCAAGTGCATCACCAAATCGTGCGTCAGGAGCTACAAGATTAAAGCCATTAACTGCTCCCATTTAAAGTACTCTCTCCGTAACTGGTTGAACCGCAAGCTCATACTCGTCTTTCGTCATATCGGCTCTTGTGAAAACCGCTGACTTGCTTACGGTTAAATCTATTACTTCTTTGAACGAAGCATAAGCTTTGTCTCGTTCTGCTTCGGCTCCAAATGTTGCTGTAAGTAATATTCTGTAT